GCAACACAGCCAGCTACAGTTACGGCACCACCATTACCACCAGATGTTGAACCTGCACCACCAGCACCGCCAGTTAAAGCAGCAGTACCACCGGCACCACCGACTACACCAGCGCCGCCTGCGCCAGCCGTAAGAGTCATTGCTCCGCCGTTACCAGAAGTTGATGAGCCAATACCTCCGGCACCAGCTGTCCAAGTTACTGCGCCGCCATTTGCTCCAGCACCAGCTAAACCGGCACCGCCAATTCCGGCAGTTCCACCTATAGCACCGCCAACAGAAGCACCCTGAGACTTACCAGCATTAAGTGTTACGCTGCCGCCAGGAAAACTTACAGCATCAGTTCCGGCAGCTGAAGAACCAGTTATAGTTACGCTGCCGCCGCCTGATCCGTTTGCATTGGCCGTACCACCAGTAATCGAAATTGCACCAGCAGATCCTCCACCATTAACGCCTCCACCGGGAGCACCTGATGTAATTGTGATACCACCACCGTTACCAGAGGTAGTTCCACCAGCGCCGCCTATGCCAGCTGTCCATACAAAAGCACCACCAGCACCGCCGACAGTACCAGTACCGATACCACCAGCACCGCCAACAAGACCTAGTGTTCCTCCGGCGCCGCCTACATTTGTACCAATGCCGCCTGCGCCAGTTGTCCATGTGACACCACCGCCAGCTGCGCCAGTAAGAGCAAGACCTTGACCACCTGCACCAGCCGTTCCAGTTATTGCACCGCCGGCAGAACTTCCGAATGAAAGACCTGCGGTAATAGTTACGTTACCGCCTGCATAGTTTGCTGTTTGATCGCCTGTTGCAGCAGAACCAGTAATTGTAACTGTGCCGCCGGGTCCACCTGAACCAGCGCCCGTAACGGGATCTGCGACACCACCTCTAATTGTTACACCACCAGCGGCATTTCCACTTCCACCAGCACCAGCTGCTCCGCCAGCAATAGTTACAAGTCCACCAGCACCAGAAGAAGAAGAGCCAGAACCTCCGACTCCACCATTGATATTTACTGCGCCGCCAGCACCGCCGGCTACACCTGCGCCGCCAACTCCACCATTGAATGTAAGTAATCCGCCGCCGCCAGAAGTTGCAGAACCTATACCGCCAGTTCCGCCAGTAAGAACTATATTTCCACCGGCAACACCTGCCGTACCAGTACCCGCACCGCCAACTCCGGCAGTTGCCGTGATTGCGGCTCCAGCACTATTTCCTGATGAATTACCCGCAACAATTGTAACAGCGCCGCCGTTACGACTTACAGTATTGTCACCAGCAGAATTTGCGCCGGTAATTGTTACTGCGCCGCCAGTTCCACCAGAAGTATTTTGACTTGGAGTACCGCCCGAAATATTAACGGCACCACCAGAACCATTAGGATTTGTAGATCCACCGGGTCCGCCAGTAATGTTAACTGCGCCGCCGTTAGCAGATGTAGTAGAACCAACTCCGCCGGTACCACCATTTAGATTTAATGTTCCACCGGCACCGCCAGCACCAACACCATTTGGAATACCTCCAGCGCCAGAAGTAAGAGTGATGATACCACCAATTGCGCCGTTAGTTCCTTGTCCACCACTTCCAGCTAAAAGTGAAATTGCACCACCACTGCCAGAATTATTTGTGGTTCCATTGGCTGCATTTCCGCCATTACCGGATTGAATAATAGTTGAACCGCCATTACCGCCAGTATTTAAAAGTGCTCCGGCTTCAACAGCATTTCCGCCATTTCCGGGAGTTACTAAATAACCTCCGCCCGTTCCACCTTTGGCATTAACCGCAGCACTTGCAATGCCGCCGTTTCCGCCAGTAAAGCTATATCCACCTCCGGCTCCGCCGGTTCCAGTAGAAGCGATAGTAGTGTTACCACCAGTTCCACCAGTAAATTGAGCAGCATTTATTCCAGGAGTGCCAGATGCATTCGCATTACTCGCAACGGCTTTAGCAATTACGTTAAGAGCGGCGGGTCCGCCAAGCATTATTGTTACGCCGTTATTGGGTACCTGAGTACCATCGCCAATTGTTAAAGAAATTTGATTTGATGGATTGGCCGTATTCCAATTAGAAATGATAGTACTGATATTTGAAGAACCATCAAAAACTAAGGTAACAGATAAACCAATTGTTCCAGGATTGTTGGCCGTAATTAATACAGGACCTTCAGCATTAGATAATATTCCGAGGTAATAAGCGTAAGTGAATCCAGTTGTTCCACCAAGGTCTACGCTACCATTAGAGTCAATTCGGAATGCCTCAACAGCGGTAACTGATCCAACAGGAGTGGTTTTGAAACTGATGTATGTTGGCATTGAAGTGTCAGTGAATGTTCCATCTGCAATAAATGATATAGATGCAGTTGAAGCGGCAGCAAATGCCGTTGCGCCATATCCTCTACCGGAAATAAATCCTAAAGTGTTTCCTGAAATAGCAGCCGTAGGAGAAAGTAAAGTGCCGTTTGCATAACGACCTCTAAAACCAACTGAAGAACTGTACCCAGTTGCTTGGATAGCTTGCGTGCTACCAGAAGTATCTACGATGTCTATTGGTGAGCTAGGCGTCAGAGTACCAATACCGATTTGAGAAACATTGACAATTGCATTATTGCCCATGTTAAGATTTGCAGATTGTATGCCTAAATTTTGTAAAGATGAATTAATGACATTGCTTGCGAGAGTGGTACCCAGCAAGACGTTGGCATCTACGGCTCCAAAAGCTTGAAGGAGGTACTTTCCAGCGATAGCGTTGTATACTATTGTCTGACCATCTGTTGGAGCAACGGCGGTAACACCTACTCCTTGAATCGCAACAACTGTAGCGACTTCAGATTGAGATCCCGATGCTAAGGCGGTAGTTACGTCGCCAGTTAATTGATTGATTGCATTTACTGTTACGGCACCTTGAGCATTATTGACAGAACTAACTCCAGCAACAGGAGAAGCTAATTGCCATTTTCCAACTGACGCAGAATAAATGATCAGGTCGCCTATTTGGAAATTGTGCATTGATGGATCAGTTAAACCAGCAACAGGACCTACAAAAGTTGCAGATACATAGTAGACATACCCATTTGTTCCAGTGCCATCAGAGAGTGCTGGAGTATTTGTGCTAGGATTCCAAGCACCTTGATATTCCATAACCGTTAATGGTAAATATGAAAGAGGAATTTTAGCAGAACCATCCAAAGGAGCATAGCCGTTAGCTATTCCTTTGTTAGATGTTAATTCGTAACTTCCGGCTGCTTGTTTACCAGAGATGTCTATGAATGCAGTTACTAAATTAGAATTGATACTTGCAAGGTCCGTAAGAAGACTTGTAACTTGTGATTCTGCAATTTGAATTGGAGCACTAGATGCCGCAGTAATTAAACCTTTGCCATTAACTGTAAAAATTGCAGAGTTTGATGCAGAACCAAAAGATCCAACATTTGTGTTGACCGTAGCCAATGTGAAAACAACATTGCCAGGACCGACAGCAGTTCCATCGCCAGTCAATTGAGTAATTGCACTGACAGAGGAGTTATCGATTTGGCTTTGCAGTTTACCGAATGCAGTTAAAATAGAATCTGTTGCGAGAACCGTAGAATCAGCACCGATAACAAACCCAGTCAATAATTTACTGGTAACAACCGATGCCGCAATAGTATTTGATCCTATAGGACCAGTTACATCTCCGGCTAAAGTTCCGCCGCCGCCGCCCGGAGGAGGAGCCCAGGTTCCATCGGCTCGTAAAAAGTTTGTAGTGCCTCCACCTGAGAAGGGAACTAAACCATTGAGGAGTGCTGTAAATATAGGCAGAAATGAATTGACTTGAGCGCCAGTCAGGTCTGCTTCATTGGCAGTGGAAGCCGTGCTATTACCTTTGATGGTAAAAGCAGGAGCTTGTGCCAATTTTGCATTTGTGACAACATTGGGTTGGATTGTGGCCGTCGCACTTCCAGGACCAGTGGCAACTATGTCGCCTATCAGTCCAGTGAGTGTAGAACCACCGCCGAAAAAGTTTCCTTGGATAGTCCAAGTGCCATTGATATTTGAATAATAATTTAAGCTGACATTATCGACATAAAAATCGCCGGCTTGTCCCAGACTTGGATCAGGAGCACCGTTGCCAGTGTAAATTTGACTTCCATTAGGAAAGTCTTTAAGAGAAATTTGGCCTGTGATAGGGTTGTAACCAATTGGCCCGATAGCGTTTATGGCGCTCCGTGCCAAAGCATTACTGAAATATTTATTCGTGACACCCTGCGGAATATTATCGGTGGTAAGTTTAATGGCCCCGGTAAAGCCCTGGACTGAGCGAACCGCACTGTTAAGGGCTATGTCATTTAAAAGTTCATTGGCGGCTGTCACATCGCCCATGATGAGTCTTAAAATATGCTGAGTACGAGGACTAATTGCCATTATACACCTTGACTTGTTGAAAACGGATCTTAGCTATAAGATTACTTCTAAAAGCAAAAATGCCGTTAAACTATTGATTTAACGGCATTTTATAATCATTGTTTAATAATATTCAAGGGTTATCTCTTAACGGCCACCAATACAACGGCGCCCGGTCCCATGTCAGCAGAGTAAATTATACTGATTCCATTGGTTACCTGAGAAGACCAGCCTAAAATGGGCAGATTTGCTCCGCCTTTGGTTTTTTGCGATACTGAAAGGATAGTGTCCGTGGACAATAGGCCCGTTACAGTTACCGCCTCTACAGCGGCGCCTCCGACTGTTGGATTGGAGGTAAATGCTAAAATATTGAAACTGACACCAACGCCGGCAATTGCCGTGTCTACATAACTTTTGGTCGCCGCATCCTGGGCAGAAGTAGGGTTAGCAAGAGCATTGATTTGAAAGGTACCCATGTTAAGGGCAGTATTCAGTGTAGGAGACACCAAGTTGTTAAGCGACGTATTGGCGCCGGCAGATTCGATGGAATTGACCATCTCAATTAGAAGATCGCCTAAACCAATATGGCCGGAAGTAGAGCTTTGGCTACGATATACCCCATTTAGGGCAGATTGAACCAATGTTAAATCAGTTAAAAGCTGTGTCATTTTATGCTATTCTCGTGTTAAGGGAGAGAAGCCGCTCCGGCACTCTCGTCTTGGTCACCATCTTCATCCTGCAAGCGAATCCCAGTGTAATTGATTGACACTCGGCTTGTTGCACGGGCGTTATGGCTACCGCTATAAGAGGTAGGGATACATCCAATGGCGGTCATGATGGTCGTACCTGTTTGTCTGTCAACGACAGCCAAAGTGACGTTTTCAAGCTGCAAGAGATCTTGAAGCTTCGGGAACTTCGGGAGAACCATAGGTCCTTGGCCGACGACCCTAAACGCACCGCAGGTGAGTGTAACCGCGTCATAAGACGTAGGAGTGATCTCATCTGGACTGTAACGGCCCAGAAGATGAATTGGTTCATTTCCAATATTGACGTTATAAGAGACAGTCTCAAAGATACCGACGAGTGTATCATCGACGTAAACCTTGGTTCGGGCTCCAACTAAAACTTTTGAGGGCATGTTAATTCTCCTTTAAACTAAAGATTACGCGGCTGACTGAACCTGGGATACGTTAATACTGATCGGGATGAAATAGATGGCAGTAGCCAGCTTGATTTCAACCGCAACAGCCATTTCAGGCCCATTGATGGTGACCTTTTGGTTTTTATAACCAAGAGGAGCATCGGAACTGCCGGCGATTAACTTCAACCGTTTGTAGCCGTCCATTTTTTGAGCCAAGAAGCTCAAAGCGGTAGCTGCATCGACATCGGCCAAACTCTTACCAACGAACGTGCTTTGGAAGCTCGCGGCCAGGTCGAGGGCCAAGATATCGGAACAGTAAACTGCTTGGATGCTGTTATAAACGAAGTTGGTATCAACTCCGTAGGTTGTTTGGTCACTGACCCAACGATTGCCGGCTGTATCCTGTGTTAGGAACAGAAGACCTGCGCTGAGTGCATCTTCAACATCGCCGGGGCTGCCGGAATCAAATCCAGTAGGATCGGTGAAGCTGATGACGTTTGCATATTTGTTGACGATGGCTTTATAGAATCCACCGGCTTGCATTCCAGCGGCCACACAAGCGGCGTACCAAGGCATGAAACTGGTAATAACCCCTTTGGAGTTAACCTGAGTCGGCCTTTGCATGGTAAGCGAGCAACGGTAGTTCGCGAGACTTTGAGCCTGCGCTTTAGCATTCGCATAACTTCCCCAGAAGGAAAGAATACAAATGCGATTCTTTTTGAGTTTTGGTGTGCTAAACTCGATACAATGCGATTTCGTCGCAGCATTGATCGCGGCGATTGTATAGGTCGAACTTGCATCGGTAAGCCCGGCGATGATATCAGCCGAAGCATCTTCTGAGAAAAGAGGAACGATGATGTTGACATCAATCGTAGCCAATAACTCGATAGCTTGGATGATTGTCGCAGCAGTAGTTCCACCTCTGGCGCCGCCAGCAAGAAACGCTGGGTTTACCATAGGATTGGGCAATCCGGCTGTAGCTATCATATTGAATTGCACTTTAGTCGCAACAGCAACATCTTGAGCGAATTCATAAGCTGCATCTTTGATTCTTCCAGGTTGACCAGCGGCCACAGTAGAAGCGATACCAACGGCGGCAACAGCGTCCAAAGCAGAAGGAGGTAACTGACTAGCTGAAGAATCAGCTGAAGCAGAATATCCCGTTTGAGAATTTAAGAATGCGGCTAAATCTCCGATTGTGGAATACTGAGCGAGATTAACGCTTAAGTTAGCGCCTGATCCGCCAGTAACGGCTGTGGTCAACAAGTTAGTTGTTTTGTTGATGGTAACCGTTCCAGAAGTACCTTGATAACCAAGATAAAGGGCAAAGGTTGTTGGAACGTCGATTGTTTGGCTGTAGCCAATATCGGTTCTGTTGATTTGAACTTCAACTTCGGCTTCTTGAGAAGCGACGTTGATACCGGGAGCTAAACCTAAAGCGGCCAGATCTCCGGGGGTAGAATCGATCAATTCAAAACTTCTTCCCCAGCCACTTCTATAAGGAGCAGGGTTAGCGGCCATGGTCAATTGTACAGAGTTCGGAGCGGCACCGGCTGAAGCCACAAGGCCAGCAGGAAGTACGGCGTTAAGCTCGACAATTAATTCGGCGATATTCCCGTGGGCTGGCGTATTGATTATGCCAGGAGGGAAACCTGTGATAGTATTTGTCGGAGAAGAACCTACGTCTCCGCTGATAACAGAGAAACCAGTGTTGGTTACAGCTGAAGCGCCCAAGAGAGCGAAATTTCCGGCTGATGCCAATAATGGAGCTTGTTGAGCATTCACGATAGTCGCAGCACTTAAGGAGATAGCTCCAGATAGAGCGATTAAGCTACCGTTGACAGTTCCACCAGAAGTATCCGTGATCGAGGTTTGAGCGATGACGTTACCATTGAAGGTACCGATAAATGCAGAGTTGAGGGTAGCAGAGCTACCAACGATGAAGTACACGTTTTTAGCAAGTGCTCCACCAGTTAAATTGATGACTGGAATTCCAGTTGAACCAGTAACGAGGGTACTTGCAGTTTTGATAACGAATACATCGGTAGCCGTACCGTTAAAGGTAAGTGCTCCGCCGGCATCTAAAGTAGCCGCGCCAGTATTGTAATAACCGGCAGATAATGTTTGTCCATCGAGAACAGCAGGGATCGCGACATAACCGCCGTGACCAGCCAAAGATGTATAGGCCGCCAAAGCATCAGCTTGAGCCGTTGCAGCAGAAAGACCGCCGCTGGATGAACTAAGGGTGACCACAGTAGCAGGTCCGCCATTCAATCGAACAGAAAAAGTATCTCCGTTTAAGGCAGCGCCGAAAGCGGTGATAGTATTACCAGCAAAAGAAGGAGGAGTTTCAGTTTCTAAAGAGGTGACTTGATAACGGTAGAGATTTCCGTTTGTTCCGAAGTTGTTATCAAGAATTGTTGCATAGTCGGTGTCAACAAGGGCCGAAGCTTGAGAACTGGAGTTTGTTTTTACGATGTAAATTTTGTTGGCCGAGCCGACGATATCTGCATCGCCTGACGGAGCAGAGAAAGCCGCGAAGGCATCAACAATGGGTCCTGAAACATATTGTTGCATGACCTTATCGAGTTGATCGGGCGTAAAGGAGTTATTTTTCAACTGAAACGAGGGATCAGTGAAAACATCTCCGCCATCGGCTTCACCAAAGATAACTACGTTACCAGACGAACCAAGTCCAACTGGCTGGCTTTGAACCGTAATTTCCGGGTATGCGCCGGGAATATTAGTATTTAAAAAACTTGTTACTTCTCTTTGAGACATTGTGTTCTCCTTAATTAGCTAACTTTTTTAAGCCCGAAATGTTTAATTCCTGCTTCAAACTGTGTTGGCGAAGCCATTTTTACAGATTTGAGATGAAGCCAAATAAACTGTTCAAGATTCTTGGTACTTGAATTGGCCCATTTTGATTTTGCTTGAGCCCAATACACTCTCCAAGCTTCTCTTAACTGATTTTCACTTAAGACAGCATCGGAAGCTTTGGCCAAAGAAGCTCGCCATTTTCTGGCTTCTTCCGCAGACATTTCTTTTACAGCTTCAACTTTTGTTTCCACTTTTGCCTTTACAGCTTCAACTTCTTCTTTAAAACTTTTCTTTGCCATTTTTAACTCTTTTTCAATCGTTTATTGGCTTTGTCTTCCATAAACTTAGCAAGTTTGGCCGATCCAATACTTTTCCCAGCCGGCATTTCTGACTTGGTTACTGCCGAACTTGTTTTTGGCGCCTGAGCGTCCTTACCAGTATCAAGAGCTTTCTTTAAATTAGCCGAATGATACTCAACTTTCCACATTCCAGATTCAGATTTTATTACCTGACCTTCCTCTGATTTTGCGGCAGGAGCAGGTGAGGGAGAAGGAGCAGGTGAGCTAACGCTTCTTGCACCTTGTTGTATTTTAGCGGGAGTGATCGAACCACTGGCCGCAGCATTCGCAAAATTTTGTCCAAAATCTTTCTTCAGCGATTCAGACTTACCAAAAGCACCGCTAATCCCAGCTTGAACCCCTTGAGGAGTTGCTGTTTGGGTATGGGGTACTCCGCCTGCGGCACCTGCCGCTGCGATCCCGGCTTGTATTCCGCCGTCTTTTTTAAGTTCTTCGCCTTCATGTTGATATGTGTCAGAACCATGAACGATTTCGTGACCGTTCAAATTCTTGATTCCGATATTATGGGCATGTTCCTTAAATTGATTAGGAGATGCCTCATGTGTTTTGTATCCATGTTGTTTCATACTATGATGAACTTTGTCGATTAAATGTTGTCTAACCGACATTCCAAATTTATCGTTGCTGCTTTTTTTCTCTTCTGCTTTATCTACACCATCTTCACTTTTCGGAAGATTGGGTTTAGGCATATCTTTGAGTTCTGATAATTTATCGCTATGTAAAGACTTAGCATCTGACATCACAGAATCTTTACTTGATTTCATATCCGAGCCATATTTATTGGCATTTCTAACTCGATTGCCCGCGCTAGATCCTTCTGTAGTTTCCATTCCGCTATGTTTGAATGGGCTTTTCTCATGGACACCCTTTTCATCTTTTTCTAAATTGGCTGAATGATACTCAACTTTGTGCATTCCAGCTTCAGTTTTTCTGACTTGGCCTTCCATACCGTATTTCTTGACGTTATAGGGCTGAGCGCCGGGAGCCGCATTGTTACCTTCAGCGTTCTCTTTCGGGTTCTTGTCGGGATCTTCTTGATGTCTAACTCGCCTTTTTCCCACGATGTCTTCTTTATCGACTTCTTCTTGGTGTCTGTGGGGAGCTTGCGTACCTAACTTCTTAGAGTTCTCAGATTCGTATTTATCCATGCCTTCTTCCGATTTGGGAAGGTTGGGCTTGGGCATTTCTCTTGAAGATGCCAACACGTCTCGGTGAAGATCTCTTGCTTTCGATTCATATGTTTCTTTTGCCTGGGGATGTTCACTAGGAGCATGATGAGCTTCTCGTGCCATTATTCCGGCACGCGACATACCTGGATGCCTATTAATTTCTTTATGAACGCCCTTTTCAGCCTTTTCTAAAACTTCAGACTTCCCAATCAATTCCTGTACTTTAGCAAGAATTGCTTCGGCTACCTGTCTTGGAGTTACTTGTTCATCGCGTGCCATTGTTATGATCCTTTATACCCTAAGAAGATTGCTTCTTTGGGCCAATTATCTCTTCTTACTAGCCATGAAATCCCTGAGTTTTCGCGTACTTGGGTGTTTTACGTCCTTAAAGTCCTCAGATTTGAACATAGTATGAACTTTAGGGGTCTTTGAAATAGTAGTCTGTTCGCCGGCTTTCATGGGGTTTGGAACCGATGTAGCAGACAGGGATTTAAGCAATTCTTCAGCTTTATCAAGTTCTTGGTGCTTTTTCATCTTGTGAAAAATGAAATTCGCAAGCTTCCAGTAGCCCTTAGAGCCCTTATCGGTCTCTTTATTCGAGGCGCCTTTGGCTTCGGACCATTTCTTTTCATCTTCTTTTGTTTTAACGAATGCTGGCATAGTCTTAAGATTAGATGAGGTTACTCATCATCCTCCGTGTCATCATCAATGGCCGTGGTCCACGATTCATTGGTCTTATCGATAAAAGCTGGGGAATTCTCATTAGATATGATAGTTAGGCCGCCCTGAAAACCAGTCTTATTTTTCTCTTTTAAGACGATACTTTCGATGTATCGGCGCGGAGTTTTTATCCAAGTATTTTCGACCTGGCCGGTGATCGTGATGACTCGTTTGTAAACTTCTTCCCCGGACACTCCGCCATAATTTCCATCTTCCATGACATCTGAGTTTGAGATGATACTTTGGCCAAAACCACTAAATTCGAGTAGGCTTTCTCTATAACGCATGATGCTATAAAGTGCGATGGACCAAAGCCAAAGAAGATTTTGGGGATCTCCGTGGGCGTGGCAGACAATATTGTAGGTTTCTTGGAAAAAGCTATGTTCGACCCTGGCTTTATATATTTGATGTTGCGGGAGAATTCCGAATTTTCCGGCATTTAATTCTAGGCCGGCCTCAAGCATAATTCCCGTGGAAGTGACTTCTAGGATTCCATATCCATTCCCGGTAGCCGGGTCCACCAAGATCATTCCCACGGCGATGCCGTCGGTCCCCTTGATACAGTCCGGGATTACCATTTCGCCGGTCGATTGGTCATAAGACTCGGGAACGAAAGGTTTAACAATATAAGGAATGGGCTTCCCAATGGTATTGGGCATCAAAAGGACGGTCTCGGTACTTTGGTCGGCCATGGACTTCATGTCTTCTTTTTCAGGACTTGGACCCATGGAAATTGTGATACAGGGCGTCTTATCTTTGTCGGCCCGGAGAGCCATATAGAATTCGATCTTGTTATTGGTAATCCATTCCTTACAGGCCTCTATTTGACCGCTGTATTTTTCTTTCAAATACTCATTTGTGGTCAGATCTTCAAACATGTGGTCAATAAGCCATAAATTCTTGCGCATATCTTCAATGCCAAGTTCAATAGCCGTTTTGATTATAATGTCACCTTGAAATATGCCGCCCATATTAGCCGCCGTACTTTGCTAAGATTTGTGGAAGGACATTTGTTTCCCATTCATTCAAGGCCCATTGATATGCTGCTTCAAAGAAATTCTGAGCTTTATAGCCTGGATGAATAAATTTTCCTTCACTGGCACCGCTGTCGGTCACAGTGCGGAATGTCATAATTTCTCTTTTTACTGATGTTTTTCCAGTCGCCTTATCTTGTACTTCTCTTTGATAGACGCTGACTCGGGCTAATGCAGGAGTGTTGGCTTTTGATTTTAAAGAACGGCCAACAAAGCTACTTTTATCTGGAATGCTGAATTCATGAAGTTTTCCAAGCCGAGGATTGCCGCCCTTTTTCTGAATTGTACTCCAAGGAATTTTTCTTGCGGCCATCTCTGATCTAATTTGGCTGACCAAACTTTGAGCATAGGCATTATTTTTGCTAGGAGATTTTTCATGATGGAAAGGAACAGCAAGACTTTTATGGCCAGTACGAGGATTTACTGTGGCCTTACTACTTTTTAAAATATCATCTTTCATGTCTCTGGGGCCGGCGCCGTCTTCAATCCAAAGAGCACTTTCGTCAATTGTGAATAGGTGAACGTGTGGGGCAATTTCTGCAACGTGAAAAGCTTTTTCAAATATTTCTCGGCTATGATCTAGTTTTTCTTCTGCCATTTCTGTGATTCGGGCATGGGTCATCGTAGCAAGAGCATCTACTCCATTTAGAATGTCTTGAGTGATCTCTTCTTTGGCTTCTCGAAAAGCATCGGCAATAGAATTTACGTCAATCTCTAGCTTAATACCCATTATTTTTTATTCTCTTTAGAACCCTCTTTTACTGGAACTCCAGATGGACCCATGACGACGCCTTTTTTGCGGTCGATCCAACGAGTCTTGCCGGTAACTTTGTCTGTAGTTTTTTGTTGACCTTTAAGGTTGATAGAACCTTCTTGCAAAGGAGTACGGGCCACATGTTTAGTGGTCGCACTGGTAGGCAATTTACCCGCGCCGCTACCGGCACCGGGTTTACTTCCTTTTGGGGGCTCGTTAGCTGCACCCTCCTTGGGGGCAGCCGATTTGTCGTCTTTTTTAGGGGGGAATCCACCTTTACCTTCGGTCTTCTCTTTACCTTCAGGTTTTTCCTTTTCGCCCGGTTTGGCGTCTTTCCCATCCTTTTTTGGCGGAAAGCCACCTTCTTTCCCATCCTTTTCTGGCGGGAAACCACCTTCACCAGCTTGTTGTTCTTGTCCAGGCTGTTCCTGACCGCCCTTACCACAAGTAGGACACGGTTGTTCTTGGCCTTGTTCTTGACCAGGAATTTCTTCAGAACCATCGCTGAGACCTAACATTTTAGCCATTTCAATCATGGCCAAAAGCATTGACACGCAGGAGGTGTAAAGTTCTGGAGCTTGAGCAGAAGCTTGTTCCAGAGCTTGTTTGTTATTTTTAAAACCTTCAAGAGCTTGGCCAATCATTTGTTTGACCTTTTCTTCTTGCTCTTGATCTTGGCCGGCATCGAGGCCATCTTGCATGACGCCTTCAATTTCTTCTGCGCCTGGCTCACCAGCTTGCTGTTCTTGAGCTTGCTGTTGTTGCATGGCAGCGTCATTTTCTTGGTCGGCAGGGGATTGTCCGCCTAAACCATTATCCTGAGTGTCTTCGGGATTGCCATTTTCAACAGTAACTCCGCCTTCAGGTCCGCCATCCATTCCAACATCGCCTGGAACATTTTGTTCTTTGAAACCATCAGGACGACTGACGTTTCCTTCCATCTCGGTACTTACAGGCATTTGAGTGTTGTCAACGGCATTCAACTGTTGTTGTTGAGTTGCCGCATCAGCAGGAGGATTATCTACTGCCTCTTGAACGACTTCACTAGCCTGCGCTTTTGCTTGGCCGCATGACGGGCACACTTCGCTATGCTCTTCTTGGCCTTGCGGTGCAGCCTCTTTACCTTGCGGTGGAGCTTCTTTAGGAGCTTCTTTACCTTTTTCATTTTTCACATCCTTTTCAGGTTTCTTTTCAGTTGCCATATCCACACTTTCTTGAGGCTCACCTTTTTTAACAGGAGCCTTAAATTCATCTTTCGAGGGATCATTACCAGTAGCTTCAGCCTTCTCCCGAGGAGTAGACATTTCTTTACCAATCACATGTTTATTGGCTTGACCAATTTCTTCTTCTTGCTGTTTACTGACCGTTTTATCGGGCAGTTGTCTTTCTTCAGCCTTTGCATCTCCGGGCCGGGCATCAACTTTACCTTCTACCGCTTTGCTGGCGGCTTCTTGGGTTGTTTTTGCCGATGCTTCTTGAGGAGATTCTGTAGTAACTGCGCCAGCTTGCGCATTTTCATCGGGGTTTTCTGCCGATGTTTTGGCCGATGTTGTGGCGGATTGTTCACTGGCTTCCCGTTCCTGTTTTTGTTCAGGGGACTCAGTAGCTAACTGAGCAGGAGGCTGGCCAGTTTTTTCCTTCTTAATTTGATCTGTCTGCCAAGAGTCTTGTTGAAACTGTTGGTCTTCTTTTCCTGGGCTTAAATATGCTTCTCCAAGCTTTTGTTCTTCTTCAGAACCCTGACCTTGTGCTACCCTATCTTGAGTGGCTTGGATATCGGATTCAACTGTTTGGTCATACATGACCACTTGATTTTTACCGCGAAACTTCGCGACCATGAGAGACTTGCCGGCCTGTGAAAGATTTTGGCCTACTCCAACCGACATTGTAAGGTTGGTAGAAAATTCATAGTCTCTGCGCAGTTCTTCAATATTTTCAACTGCTTCAGCGGGAAGAGAGAAACAGCCTTCGTCTCCGCCGCCACTTATAACTTGTCCATTATGTTCTTGGACCCATTTTTTAACAACTTCGTGTCCAAGATTTATTCTGGCAGATATTTCACTGAGCGCACCTGCGTCATCCGCAAGTATCGCACGGCCAACAAGCCGTCCGGCGTTGTCGCCGTCATATGCCAGAAAGATTTGGTTATTCACGTTTTTTCCTTAAAGTTTCCAGGAGCATTTCAATGTTTTCTGCATCCCAGCCTTTACCGAATCGAACCTTTATTCCCTGTTCGGTCTTTTTAATGAAGACTTTTCTTTCTCGATCCTCACCAAGACAAACGCAGCCGGAAAAAACAGATCCATCAAAAATGTGTTTACCACAATCTGGGCATTCAACAGTTTCGCCTTTAGCCATTTCAATTGAAAATTCATTTTTCTTTCCTTTATTCTTTCTGGATTCAATAAACTCTTTTAATTTTGATGCACCGGAGGCCATGTTATTGCCTTATGTCTGGAAGAAGCCACTAGGAGGCATCGGATTGGCCGCAAAAGCAATATAGGTGTCATCTGCAATCAGAAATACGAGCATTGTAGCGGCGCTCGAAATCATGAAATTTGACTCTCCTGATGCAAAATATGACCATGAGTTTGGAGGACATGGAAGGCCTACGTTTCCATTAGCATCGACGGCACCAGCAGCCAAAGAGGCAACTGTTCCCGCACTTCCAAATGTAATGGAGCCCATAGCATTTGCGTTATTGTAAACCGCAATGTTTTTACCTGGCTGAATAGCTACAGCAGTAGCAATATTCGTGGTCCACGCGGGACTAGCAGCAGGTGTCGGAATTGGAATGAGTTTTCTCCCCACTTCCGTACTTTTTCTAGCGCCAGCCGGGCCGCTGTATGTAAAAACATCAGCATCTCCTGGACTAACTACTCGTGTTCCATCTATTTTTCTATTGTTCATATGGTTTCCTTTACTTTCATGGATTAAAGATTACCTGTGGAAGGCCAAATACTGGATTTTACTACCCATTTATTGGTCCTCGTCTCCCTTTATATTCTTCATATCGACCACAATGATCGGGTTAACATTGTCCGTAGGAATCAAGGGTTTAGCCGGGTTGATAGAATCAACTGGCGCCTCCTGGACCCTTCCGGGGGTTTTTGATTTGAGTTGATTTGTTTGGCCGCCCTTATTTTGATTATGGTAGATGTATTCCCTAACAATCATGGCGTAGTAGGGCATTCTTTCAGGGCTTCTGACGCCTCCGGTCGTGACATTGGTCACGCGGATTTCTTTAGGTAATGACACGACGTACCAATAAGCTTTGTAGAGGTATCTTACTGAATATACGCGGCCTTTTCCCGTTACCGGGTCAATTCCTGGATTTTTTCCGCCGGCTGTCCAACTGATGTTTCCATCTTTTGTGATGCAAAAATCTGGGCCGACCTTATACTCTATATTTTGACTATCAATCAAAATCTCAAGAGTTACGATAGGATACATTGGGATATTAGGTACGCCCTGTTCATAATCCATTTTTTGATATGTTGAAACGAACACATCTGCGTCCGGATCAGTGACATATAAACGGTCTCCAGGGGCCAGATAAATTCTTGTCCCATCAGATTGGCCGCCCGTGGTCGGGTCATTGTAAAATCTGGGGAGAACAAGCCGGCCTTCGGCAGTATCTACGAATCCGCCATCGCTTTTGCCTTTAGATCTTTTATCGTCGGTCATAGCACCGCTAAAAATGCCGCTGCATTTGTAAATCATGCCATTTGAAGTGATTGTGTCTACGCCATCATTTCGGCGGTAATCGCCCTTGTCCTTTTGGCCAAGAGGACTCGGGATGGCCTTATAATGCGTGAAGTCAACCGCAAGGCTGGTCACGAAGGCATCTTGTTTTGCGAGATCTAGGGAATGCTGGACGAATGGCGTTTGACGCGATATATCATCGACCTGAATTCCGAAGGGATTACGTTTACTCATTTTTATTACCAATCAAACAAATAGTTGAAAGCTCTTCCAACTTCTTGTCGGTTTGAGCATAAGATAAAGTCAAAGATTTTATCACTTCGTTAACACTCATTTTTTTCGCATATGAGGCGATCCTGCTTTTCACTTTGGCGCCGCCTACATTATTGTTATGCTTAACTTTTATGTTAAATGTCCGGCTTACCCCGGTCTGGCAAAATCGTTCAATTTCGCACAAAAAATTCACCAAGGAGGAATCATTGGGTTCGTAGTCCACTACGATCTGTTTGGCCCCTACGATTTGTTCCTCTAGTGGCTTACTTATATCGTATTTGATTTCATCTTCTGCGCGTATAATCTTGATGCACATTTTATTTCCCTTGAATCCGGATCTTCACCGCACTGCAAGAAACGGCCTTTTCGGCAGTAGCACCGGCAAGTGCTCGGCTAAATTGGGACGGTGCGGCAAGAGTGTCAATTACAATGGAGTCCCTTTCTAAATGTCCAGTGACCGAGGCCACTTTACTGTCATTTTGCGTGATGTGGAATTCAATACGACTTCCATCCTGAATAGAATAGATGTCATGGCCTGATTTTCTAAGATCTTCGCTAAGCCAATGAGAATGTTGATCGACAACAGCAGTATCGGACATTCCTTCGCTTTTCATCAAAGCGGGTTGAAACTCAGGATACTGTTTCGCAAGGTTAAACTTGACGACAGCAGGATGACTCCCAGCGGCAAGAGCTTCTTCACGATATTTGCCCTTGGGTTTACCAATTGCGATCCAAAAGCCGCCACGAGTGCGAATCATCTTAACAGGATGTTTGTCAAGCATACCCGCGTCTTCGATGTGTTCAATTTCTTTATCTGTCAAAATAGGCTTGTCGCTCATTAGTGGGCTCCTTGATAATTGGTAGTAATTTTCTGTACATATGGGTGTATTTTAATATCTTGTTTATTTTTCATGGCCTTATAGGTTCCACGGATTCCCTGATTCCAGGAGAAACCGATTTTCTGGGGATCTTGGCCAAAATGTTTTTCAAGTCTTTTTAAATGCGATTGTGCAATGGAATCTTCCAGGCCAGGATTGTCATTCATATATTTATGAAGTTCGGGACCATGCAGCATTGTTGCTTTTTCGTATTTTGCTTTTAATTTGGGCTGAAGATGAATGGTCTCTCTAATGACATCGGGAGTCAAGCCATATTTACCATAAGCCGATTCGCCAGAAGCTAAAGGTGCATGGTTAGTATTTTTTCCACTGCTGCTTTCGACAGATGCAATGCTTCTAAGCATGCGACCAGAGTCATAAGCAGAAGCCGCTACCGGGGCCTTCATTTCCATAGCTTTTGGAGCAGTAGGCTGACTAATCATAGAAGAGGCCGCAATCATAGCGCCGGCAGCTTTTGTCTTGAAGCTCTTGGCTAAATCAAGATCTTCAAATTCATAAATCGTATTTCCGGCGCCCTTTTCGACACTAAGGTTTTCAAAGTACACATCTTCGGGAGCCAAACCTTCTTTATTGATTTGGTCATATAGGGGCTTATCGATGGTCACATGCATGAAATAAGTATCGTATTGAACACCATCCATTTCATCATAGAATTTTTTGTAAGAAGGAGGACAACCATCAACCATGAGCATGAAGTATTCAGTATCGCTGGCCTTAGAATAGTGAATTTTTGTGTGAAATTTTAATTTCTTAGGATCGGGCCGACAAATTTCGAGTTCATGAACTTTCTTTTTGATTTCATCAAGATCCATCTTCTGCTTTGCGTCAAAAACCTTCAAGGACATATGAAGTGGAATATCGGGCGTAAGCATGGCGCGTCCTTTAATGTTCACTTTAAAAAGAACATCTCCTCCTATCATCGCTTTTTTGCGATAATCATTGGCGACACCAGTGCCGATCTTTTCTTTCTTATCAAGCATGGAATTATTTATAGTCTCTTGAGGAGGAATCTGAACGCCAGTCTGTCCATAACCTTCAGCGCCATAATTGGCACGAATATCATGATCGCCGATTTCAATAGCCAAAGCCTTGATGCCGTATCTGGACATTTCCATAGTCCATTTCTCGACTTCTTCTTTGGGGCATGTAATATAAGCCGCATCGGTCGCACTGCGATTTTCTTCGAGTACAACGTGATCTGGATACTTCATGAACATAAGTTCAATGGCACCAGGAGGACTGGAAGCTTGATCGAAAATGATTTTTGAATCTGATGGAATGGCCAACATAGGCGAGTGAATGCCCTGTTCCGATTTACCAATAGGACGGTCCAGATCATTGACTTTTATAAGTGAGCCAAGTTCTTGGATAACATCTTCTAATGTTCGTCTCATGTGTTTATGCCGCATGGTGCCACTTCCCGTTGATTATTTCGTCGGGCAATAACCCAGCTTTTTGTTCAGCGTAGACAGTCTTATGGGGATTTTTTCGATTACTCTCGCCATGTTTTCCAAAATTGACTGTATTATTTTGGCCCATGGTTTCACTGGCCAAAGCTTTTTGAGCTTCGGGAGAGTACATCGGTTTATGAGTTAAAAACGCAGAATGCTCACCTTTTGGTCCAAAGGAATGTCCTTCTTTTGCGTGACCAAAATAGTCATGGACGACTCGGAATACGTCATTTGCGAGCATAGGTTTACCATCATGGCTTTCGCCAGTAGTAACCAATAAAGGATGGTCTGTAGGAGCACTTCCTTCGGAGCCGTACCCTTCTTCTGTTGGGTAATACCATAAATGGTTATTTTTATGGATATCATTAATAACGTCTTTTGAATTTTTGTATGGATTTTCCTGGCCCGGTTTCATCTTGGAAATTTTAAGGCCGCTTTTTTTGATATGTTGAAATTGCTCAAGAGTTTCTTTGATTAAAGCACCGTAGGCAGCTTTAACTTTGGGATCATTTGGTTTGTGTTCCATTTGTTCATAGGCCGATGCAATCTGGGCTCCGTGGGCTGGATTAACAGTCACGGGATTTGAAGGAGCTAATTTTAAACCCTTGGATTGAGCATATCCCTCGGCGACCTGTTTCACCTTGTTATTTTCTGGAATTCCGCCTCCGGCGCTACCGGCTTGATTGAAATTGTGTGTAAAGTGATGAGATCCACCGGGCAACGTGGTAAAATTGTCTTTTGGGGCTTGATTGTGCCAAGTCGTGCCTTCTCCAAGAATTTTCTTGCCAGCTTCGGGTCCATGATGAATACGCATTTCATGTTTTTTCCCAGTAGAAAATATGGAGCTATCCTGGCCAAGTCTAGCGGCCAATCCATGAAGGTGTTCAGCGTGTTCTGGTTTTACTCCATAGACAGCAATGCTTTTTTCTTTTTTACCATCATAGCTACCTTGGGTTTCATGAGCATCGTATCCGGCGCCCTTAAGGTGAGCAAGAACCGTAGGATGATCCATTTTCAGTTCATTCTTCTCGGGATGTTTTGGATTTTCAGCGGACATAAGGAAATGCGGCTCAGAAATTTTCTGCTTATGATCTTTTAGCGCATTTGAGATGCCGGTTTGGATACCCATTCTACACCTTTAAATGTTGTCCACGAAGTATTTGGAACTGAATATACCACGGATTTTTCTAACTAGCTCATCTCTTTGTCTTTGAAGTTCTTCCATCCGAAGTTGATAGATTCTAGGACCGGGACCGCTAGAAGACTGAGAAATGCCATCCTGTGATAAGCTCTGAGAAGTATGGAGGAATAGTACCGCGACCATGCTCAAAATTTTCATGGCAGCAATGACGCCAATCAGTTCATTAACGATAACGGGAACTTTACCTTCGGTGTTTGAAAGGCCGGCGGTATACCTAATTTGCCAATAAGCTGGAACCCAGTTTAGCCCGTCAATAACGGTCAAAAATGCGATCCCGGCGTTTCCCACGGCGCCCGACACGGAGTTTACCCCGTAGGCAGCCAATAAAGGGATTACGTTGATCAGGTTTTTACTGAAATTGGCCGCTTCGATCCAAAGGGGTGGAATTTCAAAAATAGTGACATTATCTGACGAAACAATCGCAAGCTGTTCAAGACTGACGATTGGACCGTGTTCCGCCCGGAGATGGATGAAAGATCGGTAAAGGCTGTAATCAAAAGGTAGCTTTTCTTTAAAAGCCTCTCTCGTGATGGTTCGGCCTAAAAGCATCTCAGCGTCGTTCATAGCCAACATGATTTGGTCTTTAAACTCATCTGGAGTGAAGAAATCGCCTGTGGGGAACCGGAGGGGAATACCCTTCAAGAACCTCGAAACAAGCTGATCTGGGGTCAATAGGGCCTCTGCACGCCTAAGTAAACCGGAGGTCCTAGTGGCGTGAACCGGGTACATAGCAGTGCTATAGGTCTTGCCGCGCTCGCGCTTTAAACGCCAGCCGTCGCCTTGGTGTTCGGGATTTTCGCAATTGCGACCATCACAGTTTTGATCGTCACAATTGGGGCCACGCCCATTGAAATTATCGTCGTCTGGTAAACTCATTTTTGCTCCTTAGCAGGACCCTTCATCTTGCGGGTATTCTACGGAGATCATGTTTAAAACACTGAATCTCCTGATGTTTTGTCCCTCGATAACTTGGAACTGGACATTTCCGCTAAATGGTTGTAAATCTGGAGGGATGGTTAGCTGCCAAATGGAAGAATCGCTTGGGTCAGCTTGAGTAGCGACAAGGCATACTTGCTTTCGCTCGTTACTAGATGGAAAGGTCACTTTAACCGCATATGGTTGATTTGACACACCAATTCCAACCAAATAGCGAAGGCCGGCGATCTGGCCCAGGCCGGCAGGAACATTATAAGGACCGCCGATTAAGCCTAAAGTCGAACCGGAAATATTGGCCAAGGAAGATTGATCTAGGTCAACTATTTGAAAATACAGCGTATTTGGATCACCCTGTCGGACGGTCCATTGATTGCCGTAACTGAACATGTTAACATCGCACCATGTAGCGAGGACTCTTGCGGATAATCTCATTGATTTTTACTCCATTTCGAGGTATATCTTTGACTTAAGATTGTTACAAAGTCTTTTGGATGAACAGAATAGGCTGTTTTTCCGAACACTTACACACATTTAGGAGAGAAAATGAAGGTATTAGCGATTTCTGGTTGGAAGGGCTCCGGGAAAGACACAATTGCGGCGTATTTGATCGAAAAATACGGCTTTGTTAGGACAGCTTTTGCTGATCCGCTCAAAGACATGACCGCTGCTGAATACGGCGTCGAACGCTCCTGGATGGATGATCCAAAATACAAAGAAGCTCCTCTTTTACATCTCCCGGTTAATCCCCAAGATGGATTTAGCCGAATGCTCACCGATTTCATGGTCAAAGAATTCAAAAGTCCTTCACTTGAAGAAAAACAAGTTTACTGGACTCCTCGTGCTCTTTGCATTTTGAAGGGTTCGACCAATCGCTCAGTTGATTCAAGTTTTTGGGTTAAACGAGCTATTTCTGTGATTAAATCGGGAGAGAAATCCTTAAATGTAATCACCGATCTTCGCTACAACTCCGAAGCCAAACAATTGAAGGAAGCTTTTGGTAGTGATGTTGTTTTCTTGAGAATAAAACGATTTGACAAATCTCCAAGCAGCGATCCTTCCGAGAGAGATTTGGATAATTTTGAATTTGATCTCTACGTCGATAACACTGGTTCCTTAGATAAAGCCTATGGGCAGGTCGATGGAATAGTCAGTGGTCTTTAAATAAAAAAGGGCCTAGAGCGAAACTCTAGGCCCAAACGGGAGAAGGTATAGACGGCTGACGAAGGCCGTCGTCGGGAGGAACTAATTAGGAAACTGGAACCCAGGCAGTACCGTGCCAAAGTTGAGCATGGGAAACTCCGGGGGCTACCGATACTCCGCCAACGGTGAAGGCTGTCGAGCCAACATTAACCATGTGGGCGGTTCTTACGATTGCCGGATTGGAAGGGGTAGGCAGGCTAAGGGTTTGGCCAGCGGTTGTCTGGTTAACCAAAAAAGCCGCTGCGCTATCAACCGTTGCAGGAGCAGTACCGATTGGTCCACCACTGGTAAGGTTAGCGACAGGCTGAGCAGGCGATCCGAGACCGGGCTGAGCAGTAGCCAATTGTAAAAGATGAGAACCTAAACCGATATCTCCGCTCGCAGGAGCAGCGGAATAAATCGCATCTAGGGCAGGTGCCATGATTTGAGCATCTTGAAAAAAACTATTAGGCATATAAACTCCTTCGTTTATTGTAAAGACAGAAAAATTCTATCTAAAATTATGCTTCGGTGATACCACTGATTAATGTAATTGCGGTCTGAGCATATAGAGCACCATGAACCGTAGTAGTAGCTTGAGTTGCAATTGAAGTTGCAGCCAAGATAACGCCTCTAAATGTTGAAGCTGTTTTCAAAGTTACTGCGCCGGTAATGGCCCAGAAAACATTTTGCGGCAAAATTCCACCAGTTAAATTTACTGCGATTCCAGCTTCTAAATTAAGAGTTCCAGAAATCTGCATAACGATTGAATCTAATGGTCCGCCATGAATTGTGATGGGGCCAGTGATATCAACAGGGGTAGACCATTTGTAAATTCCAGGAACAAGCGTTTGGCCGTTAAGAGTTCCGCCGCCTAATCCAACGACTGGGGCCGGGACAACTAACCCTTGAGCAAAAGTGTATGCCGCTTGCATGTCAGTGATTGCCTGGGTCAAATTAGCGGGAGTCGGGGCTGCGTTGTCAGGAGAATCTACGTTTCCAGAAACTTCAGCAGCACTACCATGGGCTCCACCGAGGTTCGGAGTATAAGTAAATCCAGTGATTGCGGTATGTGAAATTGGACTTACTGCGATATTTCCCGTAACTGTGGCACCAGAGGCATTACTGATTCCTGCTTCTGATAAAATTCGATAGTTTCCAGCAGTGAGTAAAGGAACAATGCCAGGGCCGTGAGCAGAATTGATTGCGCAATAGGCTCCAATGTTGTTCACGATATCCATTGCATATGGTTTGCTTGCAAACCCATCGACCATTACGGCGATGTCATGCGGAGTAAGAAGTTTTTGACAAAGGATAGCTGCCTGAATGTTTAAGGCAACTTGTTTATCGCCCATTGCATCGATCAGTCTCGCCATGGTATTTTTGGAAAGAACAGATCCGTTTTGAACTGCAAGTGCGAATTCTTTACCGGCAGGTTTGCTTGCCAGGGCGTCTATAATATCCAAAACTGTGTCATTCATTAGGGTCATAAAAGCTCCTTAAATTACGACGCACTTATGCATGCGCCGGGGTGCGTGTCAATAAAGATTAACGCTCTAGGTCTCAGTCGGATTTTTTGATAATAGAAGTGAGGGTACAGCCGTCTGGGCAATCACCCTTCTTATAGGCTCTAAAGTTCTTATAATGGTTTTTACACCAGCAATACTCGTATCTGGCCATGGTCGGAGTACCAGATTGGTATAGTTCTCGATCTTTATCCGATAAACTAGCCAAGAATGCGATACTACTGGCTAATTCCTCTTCTGCCCATGCGCGTGATACTGCAACGGCGACGTTGCCGCATTTTTTACAGGTAACTTGTTTGAAACCGCCTGGAAATGCCATACAATTATTTATATCAGATCTCTACAATTAATTATAGAAAAGAAAAAGGCCACGTCTTACGACGCAGCCTCTTCCTTCTTCGCCGCCTGGTCTTAAGCCCAGGCAGCTAAAATATTAGGTTACTTCTTATGAACCGCCGGGGGTTAATTGACCCGTGATGTTCTCAAGGAGTACGTTCTTACGAGGTTGGAAAACAGCGAGAGACAAGAATCTGAAATGTGCTTCGGGGAGCGACAAGTCATTGATTGCGAGTTTCAATTTGCTGTAGGGAGCTAATTGAGCGATGCTCATGGTGTTCCCTTGAACCAAGAATCCAGTTACAGATCCACCTTGACGATTTCCGAGATCGGAGAACACTGGGTTACCGATGCTTTGAGAAATCTTACCGATGAATTTGGCTGAAGCAGCAGACCCGTTGGCATCACTACGATACACGTTGTAATACTGGGCACCGGCTACGGCGGTAATGGTTACGGTAACCTTGTCACCGGCAGCAGCGACCACTTGGGAAGCTGAAGCAGAAGGGAGCGACTCACCACGCATACTGACGGCAGTAACGTAGTAGAAATATGTCGCAGCCTGGAGCAGCGAACCAGCTGCACCTGCATCGGCAAGAGCGGGAGCAGCGGCTTGGGCCGGGCTACCTGAACGAGCGCGAGCGGGACGAGTTTTACCAGAGAGGAAACGAGACGCTTCGAGAGAAACGATTGCACTTGAGGTCCATTGGGTTCTCAAATGAGCGCCAGTGGCTTCTTGAGGAGAGCCGGCGAGCATAATACGTTCTTTCGCATGCGCGATTTTGTTGTATTGAGAGAGGGTGATGGGATCGAGAACGAGTCTGTCAGCCGCACCCATGTTCATTGCTGAACGAACCGAACTGTCTTCGATGATGGACTGTGCTAACGCACCGCCAACAGAAAGAATAACAGTTTGATCTGAGCCGTACTCAGCAAACATCAAATCTTGAGTGTTTGATTGAGCGTCGGATTGACGAACTTGTTGATCGAGGCCGATCATGTTGGGGACTTTGGCTACCGCGAGAGGGTTACCATCAAATACTCCAGCATTGGAGAAATCGGATTGACCACGGAAAAGGTCAAATTCAATATCCCCCGCGAGTTTCATCGCAGCGTCAGCAGAGGCTCTGTCTTCGGCTTTAACACCGTCGAAAGCACCAATCATGTTCGCAGCAACAGTGACTCGACGAGTCGTGCTGTAATATGACATCGGGACCACGGCACGAACATAGTTCGTTGTGTCTTCTTCACCGATTCCACCTTCAAATTGGGCAGAACCTCCGAAGATACCATAGTCAAGTTGACGGTTGAACTGATGGAGTTGAGACTTAACGTCTTTACTCGGCAGCATCTTTTGCAACTTGATATGACTGTCGTCAAATGTAACATTATGCATCACTGGCGATAGATCTTCTACCATTAGCGCGGCACCTTGGGCAAGCTGACCAGGAGCGGCATTGTAACTGCCTGCTTCTAGGGCTTTCATGAGAGACTGAAGTTGTTCAATCATTTTCTTTCTCCTTCTTATGCCCCTACTTATTTAAGTAGGTGGCTAATAGTTTCAAATCCGGCTTTATTCAAATAAAATTCGTTGATCGCATCTCTGTCAGATTTAGCCAGAGTAGGATCGGATGCTTTTTTGTTCAAAACTTGAGTAATCTCGCTCTTCGTGAGTTCAACTGTTTCGCTGTGTCCGCCTTCACCTTTGGCCAACACTTCGATTTGCGTAATGGCTTTCTGGGGAGGAGGAGTCGTTTTCTCGACAAATTTGGTCAAGAAAGCAGAGACCGCGTTGAGTTGATTTTTACTGTCTTCGTTTTCCTTTTTAAGGGCTTCGATTTCAGACTTCAAAAGATCGGCTTCACTCTTGTTCATTTTCTCTCCATTAGCAGCTGAATCAGCTGATTTTGCGCCCGGCGAATTGCTCGGAGGGCATTTCTCAATTTCTGCCTTATTAAGGACAGGTTGAGGGGTTTCAGACGCTTCTGATTTTTTCCCTTCACTATTATGAGGGGCACTCGCCTCGATTTTGCCAGTTTCGGTTTTATTCAAAACAGGTTGGGGAGTTTCAGACGCTTCAGATTTGGGACCAGGAGAACCCTTTGGAGGATTCGCACTCATTTCCCCACCATTTCCATCGGCTTTCGCGAGATTGCCGTCTTCCATGGCTTTAGCGATTGAGGCTTGATGGAAAGCTAATTCACCCTTAGACATAGACTTGTACATCTTATGGGCAGCGGCTTTATCATCTTCGTCGTAATCGCAATCTTCTTTCTTTTCAATCACAGCAGTTGGCTCAGATTTATTGAAAGAAGCAACAGATTCAGCTTCAGCTTTTTTGAGTTCGGCTGAAAACTGTTTCTCGATTTGACTTACGAGACCTACTAATTGCTCTTTTGTGTATGCCATATTTGCCTCCTTTGTTGATCCAACTACAATTAAACGGACTTAGTTGGCCAATAAAGTTCTTGGAGATCGGCTACAGGGGTAGCAGCATTAAGAGAAGCTTCGTTAACGGCAGTACCGTTAGCGATTTCTTTAAGTTGCCATTCAGCACCAATTTTGATTGTTTCAAAGTCAGCGTTAGCACGGTCAGCACTGGTAGGAATCGGAGCCCCAGGAACATTCAATTCATAGGCGACTTCTACGGTATGAGGAGCATACGCGATCAGGTTGTTCCCAAAGATGTCTTTCGAGACAGCGTTGACGTTCATCATTCTGATAAGAATGACAGGTTGACCTTCGGCCTCATTTGCATTGTGAGACAAGAAAATCATCGGCCATCCGTTAGCATCAAAGGCTTGACGGAGTGTGTTTATGCCGGCAGCACCAGCCACATATCGTTTTGAAAGTTTATCGGCCACATCACGCAGGATTGCATTAGCTTTTGCGGTACTTTGATTCATTGTATTTCTCCTTCAAATTTGTCAGTGTCAGACACTAGACTATTCTTTTAAAACTAAGGAAATAGATAACCTTATGTAATGACTAAATGATTAATACTCTAGAAAATCTTGTATAATTCTAATATGTTAGAGCCAAATAATGGGAATTATTGGGATTGACAGCTTTTTCGTGGTATTTTATAGTAGGGGTAATCTTATGTGATATGGCCACTAAAATTCACGGCATCGCCGCTTCAGAAAATATCGATTCATCCGGAGAACGAATAATCATCGCAGGCATGGATATTTCCAGCCTTGAAAAAGATGGTGTTTTTAACTGGGAACATAAAAGCGATCAACCTGCCCAAGTAGTGGGTAAGATATTGAAAGCAAAGAAGATTTTCTCAGAAAAAGACTGTGAAAATGACGATGAAAGAGGCTTCTGGGAGAAATGCGGAGTTCCATTCGTCTATGTAATGGGCGAACTGCTCGATGACTATAAAGACTCAGCCAAAGAAGTCGCTGCCCAGTTCCGATACGACCATGACCATAAAGACCGCGACGAGCGCAGTATCAGCAACTTCTCTATAGAAGGCGCCAAAATCGATAAAGTTGGCATGGATATTCCCCATTCCATCGCCCGGAAGGTCACAATTACGGTCCATCCATGCAATAAAGTGGCCGTGGCGTCAATCAAACTTGACAAAAAAGACAAAAAGTCCAATGATATCAACTCTCTTTTCAAAACAGAGTCTATTGAGATCGAACTGTGCAGAACAGAAGAACTTGGATTTATTAATTTGGCCAAAAAGGAAGATCCCGCCGCACACGCAAAAGCTTTAGGGGTAGCACCGATGAAAAAAGACGATCAAGACCTGGCCGGCACCACGGGCGCTCCCGCAGGTGTGGCCAAAAAAGTGCTTCCAAAACTTCAAAATCAACAAATCACCCCCGGATCGACCCCTCTCATTAAAGACGGCGAAGCCGGCAAGAAACTTGGCACCACGAGTGGCGGCCATGACATTCTGAGTCATAAGCGGGTCCATGAATATGGAGCCCTTTCTCCCAAAGATCACCTTGAAGCTGCGAATTTCCATTTTAATGCCGCGAGCGGCGCCGGGAACCCCAAAGATGGCGCCCATCATATGGATAAAGTCAGACTTCACATGTCCGCCCATAAAACAGCCTCTCGCCGGGAAGAAAGACTTCATCCCTATGAAAGCGAAAGACTCATTAAAGCCCTAGACGCTGGTTCCGGCATGGCGGCCCCTTCTAACCTGGCCGGCGGTGCCGCCCTCGGTTCGGAAAGCTTTAGCCTTGATCGAAAAATGAAAAAGAATCCAATGTTGGCCCGTGCCGAAGAAGAATATCAGTCCTGGGACAAAAAAGAAGAATTCGTTAACTTCATGCAGCAAAAAGTGCCCGGAATGAAAAAGGGCGAAATTGACGCTATTGGTCGAACCGTTGCCTTGAGAAAAGGTATGGCCGACTCGAAAAAATGGCTCGCCAAATTTGACTTAAGCGGCGAAGGTAATCGTCCAGGCGGTAGCTTTGTTATGAAAGATGAAGAATTAGACAAGTCTGCCCAAAGACATCCTCCTAAGACCCCCGGAACCAAAAGTCCCACTGTTAGACAAACCAGAGAAAAAGGCACAATGGAGCAAAAAGGCGTTCATATGCCTCCTTTGGGCCAATCTGCCGGCGGACGCAGTGTTATGGGAGCCTTTGTTGATGACAAAGACAAATACGCTACACGTCACGCGGGGCACACCTTAAAAGAATTGAAAAATATGCCTAAGCCAAATCTCCCGAAGTCCGAAGAAATGAATAAATCCTCGGATATTATGATGCTTAACGAAAAAAGCATGTCTTCAATGAAAAAATTCTTCTCTAAAGCCATAGATGACCAGGCCAAAGAGTTAAAAACCAAAGATATCAACGATCTCTGTTAACTGTGCGATGGTGGATGGACACCTTAGAGGTAGGCGAAAGCCTGGATCGTAGTCATCAGAAACTCTAGAAGTGGGAACCGTCGTATGACTACGGACGGTCCCAGAGCCGGCATTAAAACCCGGTACACAGTTAGGACCCGCCAGTGATGGCGGGTTTTTTATTGCCTTTTTCCTGAAATGTGATATTCTGATCGGGTCAGGTGCAAGAGTTGAGTTGAGTAGCCGCCAGCTGATCTGTTCTGAAATGTCGATGCGGACGACAAACCTGGCAAATTTTTGCTAGGGGATAAAATGAAAACACTTAAAGGAACACTCGAATTCTATTTTGCTACCGGAGAACAGCCCCGGCCACAGTTCGTCGGCAAAAAATCCCTAGATAAAAATGGTCATATCCAAAATTATGATGAAGTCTATGACATTGCCGTTGGCGATGAGATACGATTTCTTCATCCGGCGCTGAAACGAGAAAAATTCGCATCAGTTGACAACAGATTTCACGCATTTCTTTATTATCTGGCCTTAATGTGGGATCAAAAGGTTAAGAAAATGGAAGTTGAATACAAACCTAGTGTTACAACTTTTAGTTGGGGTTATCACTCCACAAAATGTCCCCATTGCGGGGCCTATTCTGGCACTCATAATTTACTGTGTAAAGTTATCGCTAATGAAGGGAATCCATATGACCGAAAGTGAAATTGAAGATGTTGCAGCCGCCTGTCATGAGATAAATCGAGCATATTGCCGGCTTATCGGTGACAATACCCAGGTTTCCTGGAAGAATGCGCCAGAGTGGCAGAGAACGTCTGCGATCAATGGTGTCAAATTTCACTTGGCCAATCCAAATTCACAGCCTAGCGATTCTCATGAGAGTTGGTCTAAAGAAAAGGTAGCCGACGGGTGGTCATTTGGCCCGGTAAAAGATCCAGCTAAGAAACAGCATCCATGCCTAGTTCCTTTTTCAAATTTGCCGCTACATCAACAGATGAAGGACTTTATCTTTTTGTCTACTGTAAGGGCTGCGGAAGCCATTATTTTGGAGGATTCATGAAAACATGGCCTACTCTTTATAAAAAGACCTCGACGGGTGCCATTCAAAAATGGGACATCGGGGTGGAAGAAATTGAATTCGGCAACGCACACAAAAACGAGGGCTCCTTGCCAGCGATAGTTACGATTTATGGCCAATTAGGAACTGACTCACCGCAAAGAACAGAGGACATAATTAGGGAAGGGAAAAATGCCGGCAAAAAGAATGCCACAAATGCCTACCAACAGGCCGACGCTGAAGCCCAGGCCAAATGGGAAAAACAGAAGAAAAAGGGCTACGTTGAAACTATCGCAGCGGCAGAGGCCGGCGAATTAGATGAACTAATCGAAGGCGGCATAGTTCCTATGTTGGCCCACAAATTCTCAGAGCAAGGTCACAAGATCAAGTATCCCGCCTATGCTCAACCAAAACTTGACGGTATCCGCTGTATCGCGATCATTAAAGAAGGTAAGTGTACTCTTTGGTCCCGGACCAGGAAGCCGATCACTTCCATGCCCCATATAGTAGCTGAGATCGAAAAAATTGGTTTTTTACAAAATACGATTTTGGATGGTGAACTGTATAACCATGAATTCAAAAGCGATTTTGAAAAAATCGTGTCCGCCGTTCGTAAGCAGCAGGCCGAAGAAGGCTATCTCAATGTTCAGTACCACATTTACGATACTGTAAGGGATCAAGATTTCGGTAGTCGAACAATGTTCCTGAGAAGTCTGTTCGGTATCCATGAAAAGAACCATGGAGAGTTGAAATATCTTAAACGAGTCCAAACTCTAGAAGTTTGCAATGAATCAGAACTTATGGACGCCTTCGATTTGTTCCGCTCTCAAGGTTACGAAGGCGCAATGGCCCGAAATGACCATAGCCCCTATGTCAACAAGCGTTCATATGATCTTTTGAAAATAAAGGAGTTTGACGATGCGGAATTCAAAATTGTCGGAGTTGAAGAAGGTCGTGGAAAGCTTGCCGGGCACGCAGGTAGTTTTGTGTGTCGGACGACAGATGGGAAAGAGTTCCTTGCAAAGATGCGTGGCGAAACATCTGAACTCAAACGGTACTTTGAAGACCGAGCCTTGTGGGACGGAAAATTGCTTACCGTGCAGTACCAAGGACTTACAGGAGCGCAGGGCGTACCTCGATTTCCTGTTGGGGTTAGGATCAGGGAAGCCGAATGAAGATAATCGCAAAAATTGCCCTGTTCTTATTTTTAAGCGTCCTGGCGTTTAGTTTGGGAACTTATACGGGCAAACAATTTTCTGAAGCCGTAAAGAGGTGCAAATGACAACTAAGAAAGAATGGTTTTTATGTTTCGTGTTCGCCATTGCAATCAACCTGGCGCTTATTTATCTGTATGGAAGATTCATCAAGCCCGAGATTGATGGCGCAGCCAAGGGCATGGCAATCATGATACTCAATCATCATTAAACGTGAAATTCTCGCCCACTCGGGCCGGGAGCCCTAAGATCCAAATGAACCCAAGTCGTGGTTCCAAATTCCATCCTGATCCCAAGCTCTTCTAGTTGGGGCCTCAAAATGTCTTTTACTTGATCTATCGTGAGATTTGGTCCACAGTCAAAGTCAACCGCGAGGCTCATACTGTGAACATCGGCGCCGGTAGGGAGCAAAATACTCTGTTCGATATTATATTGTTTGCTGCGGAACATACAGTGGATATTTAGAGGAAACCCAAGGATCTCCCGAACCTGATCTAACTTAACGCAAAGAGTCATAAGTTGATTTGGGTCGAACCCATCTTCCGGGGTAGCCAGTCGGTTCCAGTTATGGAGCAAAAGGCAGTTGTTGACTGAGAAGTACTTTGACACCATGCATTCAGGATTCGTCCAGTCCAGAGTGTTCATCTCGGGCGGCGCGAGTGGCGCCGGGGCCGGCGCGGCCTGCACAGGCGGGTCCTGAATCTTTTGTTGAATTAATGCCAAAGCGGCTCTAAATAACTGGGTCCAAATTGGGTCTGCCATACATTCCTCTTGCTTCTCTATAGGCTATATCATACAATCAAGATTGTGAGGTGAGATATGAAGAAACCAATGTCATTATGGGTTAGAACTACAGTAGAAGGCCGTGTTATTTGGTCTGCTGGCCAAAAGGACTGGCTTCGTACCCCAGATAGCCTACAAGATGAAGTTTTCTATGATGTTGAATTAAAAGGCGAAATTGAGGTTCCAGATGAAAAAGCCGTTTGAAGGTCTTGAAATTGGGGATGTTATTCTACTAACCGACGGTCGGTTGGCGCGTGTCGCCAGTGAAATAAAGAAGTACCATAGCGGTGCCGACTATTTCATGCTCCAGTTCATGGACAAATCTGGAGAACATTTCCAGGAAGATGATGGCACTATAGACATCGAAAGAAATTTAGGACAATCCGAAGATACTTTGGCCAGCTTTTACACTGCCCGGAGCATACACATGAGACTAAACGATGCCAAAGGGCTGTTCGGTGAGGCTTAAACTCAAATTCGGTATAGATGCAACTCCCATTCAATGTGACTGGCAAAAGAAGATCTTGGACTTTCCTAAAGTTGTAAGTTACAATTTTAGGAATTGGGAGTGGATAGTCTACAATGATGTCGGTACGATTGCTGGCACCATGTACGAATTGATCTTTGGAGAATTGAAAATTTACGACCCCAGAGCCATAGAAGACCACCCTACTTTGGCCGAAATTATCGGCGAATCTAATGATGGAAAATGCGACTGTGGAGGCGATAATAATCCCGGCTCTGGCGGTCACTGGATTTTTTGCAAAACGAGGAAATGATGGAACAGCCAACGCCTGGCCGATCAGGAAAACTGATGGCCACGAATGACCCCTTCATTTATGAACTTCTTGCGGACCCAAATTATATAGTAAATTCTGATGGAACAATTTTCACCAGGGTAGCTGAAACGGGCAAAGTTTTCGTGGACCCGAACCAGTGGCGTGAAGTCAATACTTCTCTTCCTAATGACGAGGGCTATATCGATCTCAAATATCAAAATAGAAGCCTAAGACGCTGCCGAATCATGTATGCGAAGTTTGTGGGGCCTTTATCTCAAGATCTTATCGTAAATCATAAGAATTCCATCAGGAACGATGATTCTCCTGGCAATTTGGAGCTTATAACGCAATCTGGCAATAATTTTCATCGTTTCTTGTCTAAGCCGGCGGTTATAGGGAACTGTGTCTTGACATGGGAAGTCGTAGATCAGATCCGGGCCGAAAAGCTGGCCGGCGCGACCCATAAAGAACTTACGGTAAAATTTGGTCTTTCAAAGGGCCATATAAGCGAGATAGTGAATCACAAAATTTGGATAAAAAATAAAGAGTACACAGGAAAACAGAAGACTTGTAAGACAGTTATGATATAATATTAATAGCGGGATAGACTGGAGAACAGGTTCCACCAGCCCGGCTTCATACGCCGGTCCACGCAGGGCCAGGGTACTGCTCCCGCTACCAAATCTGCAATCCTACGGCGCCTCGGTAGGAGTCTGACATCATCCGAGTATTAAGGGACGAAGAATCTTCAGACGAGATTTCCCATCGGACTCGGAGAGAGGCAACAAATCAGAGGCAGCGCGGACAGTGACGCAGCTACTCGGGATAAAATGGTCTCCACAGGGTACCCTGTAAAGTCTGGTCGGCCCGACGGTGTGACGGAGATCAAGTAGGATGACTATACTCGTGCGCGAGGCAATTTCCTACCCTTGACGGCGGCCCTTCGGGGCCGTTTTATTTTAGGCGCCCTGTGCCTCGTGACGGTCATAGTTTTCTCGAATATAGGCGACTTTCCCATATTTATTAAAACCAAAACCCTTAGCTAGATAGGTCAGGCTGCAACGGCAATGCGGATGTAATCCAAATGCTGAAGGAGCATCTTCGCCGCGCTTGTGGTAGGACTGTTTTAATTCGCTGAACTTCCAGACCCGTGGAGTAATTTTGTCTGGCATCATATGAAGTCTCAGGCATTCTGGACAAATTTTACCATCGCGAACGACGACAAAGAATACCAAAGGATCGTTGTCATTTATACTCGAAGCAATCCGGGTGATATCCATCATTCGGCCAACATTGCGAAATTTTGTGCTTTCACTCTCAGCTATCGCTTTCATGTGAGCTTTAGCTTTTCTGAATTCTTCTTTTACGACTTCTGAGATCTGTTCGTCTGAAACCTTCGTACCTTTTACTTTGGCTTCTTTGACAATGCCATCGATACCTTCAGTGAGATTGGATTGAGTTTTATTTTTGAGGGCTTCGATGTAACCGTCGGCGCTGTCCAACAAAGATTTCAGTGCGTCTTCCTCGAACATATTAGGACGGCGATTGGCCATAGATTGGACAAAGAGATGGGCGAGACCCATGTTCTTTTGGCCAGAGATAATGAAAGTTTTAAGGTGAGCAAGACGAGGGATACTGCCGACAAAAGATAGGGCAAGCTGATCGAACATGTCTTCGATTATCAGCTTGATAGCATCTTTGCCTCTTGAGGACATGCCAAGCATTGGTTAGTCCTTCTTAAGTCCTTCTACAGACAAAATGTTAGAGACAGCTTTTTCGGCTTTAGCTTCTTGTTGTTCCCATTTAGCCATGACATCTTTGACAACTTTTTCTTGCATAGACAAAGCTACCTTTTGATTTGAGTCAAGGTTATGAGAAGCGACTTGATTGAGTTTGAAGTTGTGTTTGGCCGGACCATTAACAGCCTTCACAATTGCAGAGATAGCCTTTTGAGACTTTTGAAGTTCTACATAAGCGTGCTGTTTTCTATAAAAATCTGTGATTCCAGCCACAGATTTCTTTATTTCTTCAGTGGCTTCTGGGTTAGCAGAGGCACCGCCGGGAGCAGAAACAATACTTTCAAGTTTTGCAATATGTTGATCAAGTTCAGAACTATTAGGAGCACCGGCACCGGGAGGTTGTCCTTGTCCAGGAGGCTGTGCGCCTTCTTGTCCAGGAGCACCTTGACCGGGAGGTTGTCCGCCCTCTTCTCCGGGCTGTCCACCTTCATCTCCACCGATAGGATTACCTTCAGCATCGACTTGGCCTTGAGCACCAGCAGCCGCAGCTTGAGCATCGGCAGCGGCCTGTACGGCCTGATCTACCTGGGCATCTTTACCGCCCTGTTCATAACCGAGACGAAAAGCCATATCCATGGAGTCCATGAATTTGAGTCTTAGCGCATGATATTTTGCCTTATAATTAACTTCCATAACTATCCTCTTCGTCTAACGAATCTGATACGAACATTTTCAACATCTCCATAGAGAAAGGCTTAGGAGAAAAATAAGCTTTAACTGCTAATGGATTTGTTTGGGCTAATAATTGCATCCATTGTAAAAAGAATGGATCGCGTTTGTATTTCAATAATGGATCAACCATGGAAGCAGGGCTATCCATAGTCTCGGCCCGGATTTCGGCCACGTTCATATATTTATCGGCCAATAACTGCCATCGCTCATTGAACGGAACAGCGCCGCCCATGTAAGTTCCAATTGTTTCTTTATCTACTTGTTTTAGAACTTCGTCATAGGTCATGTGAGTCGGCATGTCTTGTTGCAGACGTTGCGACTCTTGTTCTTTATTTTGTGCGTCTAGGCCAGCTAAACGTATTTCACAGATCTTGGCCAGCAAAGGATCAATGAGTGGGAGGAGCTTCTCATTTAAGAAAGTTTGGAAGTGCAGTATTAAAGGTCGTAAACCTGTGTCCCTAGAAGCTGTGAGTTTAAATTCGTTGTTACTTTCACTGAGAGTTTGGGAATTGGTTCCTTTGGACAAATGATTATATCCAGGCAACTCATCAGGAGAAATGTTGAAGGCAGAAAGAATGTTTCTGCACACTTGGTCGTACATGTATTGGAAGTCACCATCATGCATTCCTTCGCCGGTCATTGACAACCAATCAACTTTGTCATCTTTGCCGACGCCGAAGATAGGAGTACGGAAAGAGTTACTTACAGAGTTAATAGCTGCATTGAATTGTAATTTGACGTTGTTGATAACTGCTTCATCAACTTCATCACTTTGAATCAGTAAGAGACCTTTGGATGCTCTACCGTTCTGGAAATATAATTTTTCGTAGGTGTCAATCGAGATATGCGTCGTAATACAACTAACGCATGTATCAATAGGACTAAGAGGATAACCATTATGCTCGATGTCAGTAGATGGAAAAAGGTTCGTAACGAGAAGTTCTTCATGGGTAAAAGCCTGTCTCGGGAGACCTTCAATGACCTGTAACCAAGCGTACTGATCTTCTTTTAATTTTCTTGAGTCAATACTTGGTTTTTCGCCGGATAAAGCTTCGAGCATCTTGATCGCAACTTCGCGAAGGTTATTCCCAATGTACTCGCCCTTACGGACAGTTTTGTAGATCGTTCCAATATCTACGGGACGGAAACGATTAAACTTGGGCACGTCTCCGGATCGGTCGTAAATTATTTCAGTTCCAAACCTACCAAATGAAAGACCATTTCTGGCTTGAAGATCAAAGAATTCAGAGATAGTCATCTTGTCTTGATTTTCTAGACCATCAGAATGACCGCAGGAAAGTAATATTTTTTCAAGTTGCTTCATCTTGAACTGAACTTTTTCTAATTGTTCAGGAGTAAGGATCTTTTCGATCTCAGCTTTAATGGCTACTTCAAGTCCGGTATCAAACCGATCTTTTCTTAAATGGCCATAAAGACTTAGCATGTTGCCGCGTGCTCTTAAGATCGCGGCGACCAAGTGATCTTGGATTCGGATTTGTTTGATTACATCGTCAGGAAGTAAACGTCTTTTGGATCTGAAGAGACCCAGGTAGTTTTCAGAAGGGGCCGGATGTTCAGTAAATGCTAACCTTGGAGCTTTTTTCGTGGCGGACCCAGAAGCCTGACTCAAAACATACATCAAAGGAGATTCAGGATTCGCAGCTTCATAACCAGCCTTTTTAAGAGGCTCATCAGCGGCTCCAGTAGTAGCAAACAAAACGGGACGCCCTTGAGATACAGCCCTATTGATTACGATAGCCGCATCGGCAGCAGCATTCATTGCCGCAGCTTGTTCTTCGTTTGTCGGTCTTTTCTGATCTGCCATGTTATCCTACGAGTGCCATGAAAACATTTGCGGTACTTAATCCGGTATTTACAACAGACAAAGAAAAAATAGTGTCCGTTCTTACGAAAATACCGGGAACAGTCGAACTTCCATTAACGAAAGGACGAACTGTGCCAGCCGCTACTCCATTTACTATCAGAGAAACGGGTTGATCTGCCTCTAAATAAATGAAAGAAAAGGCAGATTCATATATGGCTATTTGCGTCATAATGTTGTTTTCAAGAGGGATCGGACTGGCCGAGAAGAATTCAAGCGATTCGGCGTAGACAGCGGTTATAGGGTAGTTGCCCCATGTCGCTTGTGAGAAGCCGGCGCTTATATTGAGCGTGTCGCCTACCTGGACGCCCACGGCGCCAAAGATTTCAATTTGAGTGGCAAAGCCAGCGCCCAAAGTAATGGGGCCTTCTGCAACGCCTTGGGAATTCCTAACGGAGAAACTAGTGGCCGTCACGGCTATGATTTGGAATGAATTGGCCGCACACATCTGAGAACTTTGATTTAGGATATTAAACAATGAACCAATCGTAACAGAATCGCCTACTTGAACGCCTGCAAGGTTAAATGGAGTGGCGCCTCCCGCAAGGTCTATTACGCCGGCAGCCGATGGGATTTGGGTACCGTTGCCCGTGGTCAGAGTAACCGTATTTAAAGGATTGGCCGCATTCCAATCAGCAATTTCTAAAGCTACGGTTTTAATGCCGTCAAAAGAGAGTACGACAGAATTTCCGATAGAGCCGACATAATTGGCCGTAATCGTAACATTCGTAGTCATTCCAGCTATTTGGCCAGTAAATGACGCAAATAAGGCCGGCGCAGAAAAGGTCGTTACTGGACCATTCTGAGTGACATTCACTTGGGTACTAGCATCGTCACCGAGAGCGCGGGGAATCCTAAAATCGGGTGCTGTTCCGCCAGTCCAGGAGAGAACGTAAGTATTTGTAGTTCCAGGCTTTAATGTGATTGAATAAAGAGTCGTTCCATCCTGGTCTAAAGTGCGGGACTTACTGAACACTGTTTGGTTTTCACCGGGGGCCAGAGCGATATCTTCGGTTTCAGCGGTCTCAATGGCCAAACCGTTAACAGGACGAGACCATTTGAAATTCTGCATGTTAGGAGAATTACTGGGGTTTCGGTCAGAATAAGCGTTCAAATAGAACAAAAGATTAAAAGTCGGCATTTATAAGTCCTCTACACGGTATGAGACCACATTAAGATTGCTGGGTATTAGAAACTCCAGTGAAATCCGCCCTTCTTTCCATTACCTCCAGATAAACCGTCTCCGCCAAGTCTGTTGGTAATTTCGGCCTTCATTTGGGCCTCGGCGGCTGGGTTTGAGCTTTTTTGAGCATTTTCTTCTGGGGTTACCATTTGGGGCTTCTGTGGTCCCTTGATCGGGAATAGGTTTTGACCAACGTAACGCATTGCGTCAGCTTGGTCGGCAACACCCGGCGTATCGTCGGGCTCCAAAGTAGGGTTCCCGGCGGAGTCCAGTTTAAAGTGATGCTTCATGAAGGCATCTACGACTTTTTTGGTCTGATCGGTCAAAACGACCTTGAGGAGCCGGCGGCCATAGCCGTCCAAAATCTTTGATCTAAGGGCCTCAATGCCGCCCATAACGTCTTTGTCAAAATTGGGGGCTCTCATACCATTCTTGTTGAAAGACTTCAAGGATGCTGGCATACCAGTATCGCAGAACCATCTGGCCGGGTTGTAGCGATCCCTGTATTTCTTGGCCACTTCCAATTGGTCCGCGAATTCTAGGCCGGGGGAACTGAAACAGTCCACAATCCAGATCTCGCCATTTGGAATGAGTGCGAATATGACAATGACGTAATCATGTGTATATCCCCAGTCAACACCTGCGCAGAAAGAAAGACCTAAATTTTTCATGACCAAAAGAAGATCTGTTTCAGAGACTTTCTTTCGGAATTCACCCATAAGGGTTTCATATGCTTTTTCTAAAGTGATGACGTTGCCATTGACCGTACTTGATTCAAAACGAGGATAGACCAAGCCTTTAGATGAAGGCTTCCAGCACATCAGCTGGGCTTCTCCCATGTCAGGATTTGTTTTCTTAAAGTTGTTGATGACGACATCGATTGGTTTATAGAGTCCGCCGGTCGCACTGGCTGGACGGTTTGCCAGACCCATCTTACAAACGGGCAACAGTCGGCATTTACGACAGCCTTCAAAAGCCTGTTTTACCAATTCATACTTGGGTTGTTCAACATCGGGCAGATTATTGAAATCTTCAACTGAGATTTGTTTTAAGGGCAATGATTTGGCAACATAAACATCTTTTCGCTTGCCGGTAGGGATATGTCGTTCTTCCGGGCACCTTTCAGCCACGTCAACGATATTCCACCGAAGAACCGTGTCGCCCGAGATCGGGGCCATATCTAATTCTTTTTGCATGAGACCGAAAGCGAACTTACGAGTCGAGAGTTTAATCGTTAAAGGATAAATCCCTTTGGCGTATCCAGGAATCAGCTTGGCTTCATCGTAAGCCAAAGGATCTTTAACAACGTCGATCTCATCGACAAATAGCAAAGAAGTATGTTCTGAGTTCGCACCGGAAAGTGTCGCAATAACGATCTTGATGTAAACGTCTTCTCCGCTCGGAGTGCGATATTCAACTTTGCTTTTATTTTGACTTCTATTAACCCATCCGGCCACATCAAGTAGCGGTTGGATTTTATTGAAAAAATAGTTAATGTATTGGATTGACTTAGCGGATTGAGATTGAATAGCCGCCATGTGAGCTATCGTCACTTCAAAATGAAGCATCAAAAGGGTTTCAAGGATAGATGCCGAAAGAGTTTTAAAACCTTCCCGGCAAGATAGCATGATAAATCCAGGATTCTTATTTCCGGTGTTGTTTAAGATGGTACTGTAGATTGTCCACATCGCATCGACTGGACTACTGTTACTGTCATTGTCGATGAAACCTTGAGGCATGTCGAGACCAAAGAACAGGTTTATCCAGTCCTTTAATTCAGTGGCATTGGTTAATTTACGAAAGAGAAGTTTGGCCATACTTTGACGGTCGGCATCTGAACATTCTCTAAAATTCATTATCATAATCGGGATTTCCAATAAACGCAGATTAAATAGTGGAGCAAACCACCTATGGCGATATGGACTTGAAAGGCATGTCGGTATCCATGTCTCAAGGCAGAAGTCTTATGGACGTGGATCATCAGAATGGGTTCATGACCATGCATTTCTTGGCATGTAATTTCCATTCCGCCTATTTTCATTCTTCTTTCTTTTCTGCCGCCTGTAGAAATTTAGCCACAATACCAACAGCAGCAGGATTATTTTCCCGCTCTTCTTCGATTCTTTTCTCATAAAGCTTTGTGAGTTCTTCAACGGTAGGCTGAGCCAAAGCTTCGGTGGACTTTGCGTGCCTACCAGCTTGACGAGTAGTGGCCAGTTCATTTCTTTCAATGATCTGGTCAGGAGTCAATTCCGCAGCTTTCTTTGGAAGAGGTCTTTCGCCCGGAGCAAAACCAACACTGGCCAAATCAAGCCCATTATCTAATGCGAATTGCTTCAACATCCGAAGAGCAGTATTCAGAAGTCTAATTTCTGATTTGGCCTGGCCAAGTTCTAATCTGGCACTATAGAGTTCCTCTTCTAGACGTTCAATAGTTTCTGGTAATGATTCTGCATAGTCGTCATTCGGTCCACCTAATTCCATAAAATATCTCCTTATGGTCTTTCGTTTGCTTCGTTAACGTATTGATCGGCCTGTGAAGTCGCCCGGCCAAATTCAGCGTCGGCCTTAGCTTCAGACCGTTCAAACATATCATCTCGGGGGTGACAGACGATTCCGCCGCACGTTCCCAGTATGGTCGCAATGCTTACTGCGTTACTTAAAGATTCCTCCACAGCCTTCGTCGCGTCAAATAGGCCTAATGACTCAGCTTTTCCGTACTGCTGATTTTCGATGTCATAAACCAGATGGGGGTTATCTATCAGTTTTCTAAGGACTTCTTGGGCCTGTTCGGGGTTGTAACCGGCGTTATCCAGAAGCTTATTCGGCAACGCAAGGAGGGACGGCATGAGGACTTCCCTGGCCGGATCTCCGGCCTGAAGCTCAGTCGCCAGCTTAAGGAACATGTCGAGGGCGATACGGCATCCGCCGGGCAATGCACCGTGTTTGATTGCACTCCGAACGGCGCATACAGCGTCTTCGCATCTATCGTGAGCTTCTTTGAGTTCGCCATTTGATCCCCCAAAAATGGTCAGTTTTGCAATACCATTGGTTATTTTGCCAAGACGTTCTTCTAACCACATCTTATCGGCATCACTTTCTGCGCCGGCTATCATGGTTTTTAGTTCATCGGCCCTGATTTCAACAAGTGTCGGATCAGGATTACCAATGACCGTGGAACGAAATCGGTAACATTCAAAAGATTCTGGGCCAACTCCAAGATCGCCCATTGTTGCATTTTGGACTGGATCTTTCATGCTGAATACTTTGGCCCCAGTGAAGGCAGCCAAGTCGTGCAAGAAATGGAGTTGACTATTGGTGAACTGATGCATTGGCGTAACCAGAGGAACAATGTTCATAGTTGTTGGATTATTCATGTTAAACGCCAACTGCGTCAGGACCGACTCACTAAAACCGTGAGCCACGACAACAATGTTTTTGAAGTCACTGTTGCCTTCTTCTACATACTTTCTACCGATGCCATCGAATAGACCTTGAAAACTTATGAGGTCATTAACCATGCCATCATAAAGGATGTACAAAGGTTTTTCTAAATAACAGCGTTGATTACCTTGGTCATTAATGAAGGCCGTATGGAATTTTCCGATACTCTCTTCGTAGCCCATGGGAATAGGGAATCCATCGATCCGTTCGACCTTGTATCCGGACTTTCCGGATAGTTCGCGAATGGTAACGTGAGAAGAGTCACCGTATCCGACTTCTTCAAAGGCTTTGATAACGGCATCGGCCATATCGGTGTCACCATTGGCACTGATAGTAGCTACCATCTTGAGCATGCCTTGATTCTCAATTCCAACTGCGATACTGCGAGATTGGATGTAGGGAATCAAGATCTCTCTGGTGACCTTGTTAATTCTTCGTGCGGCCTTCTGTGGGCTATATTGTGGATTTTCTTTGCAAAAATCAAATAGGTTGGAAATAATGTTGTAGGATAAAATAGTTGCGGTGGTCGTACCGTCGCCGGCCTCTGAAGCAGTTCTTTTGGCCGCATCACGGGCTTGCTCGGTAATCAAGTGTTCATATGGATCGATTGCGCCAAGACTATCGAAAACGGTAACACCGTCTTTGGTATTTTTGTTTCCGATACCATTGAAATCACTCTCGATTAGAATGTTAAAACCGCCGGGGCCAAGTGTTCGACCGACCGCTTCAGAAACTCGATGCATTGTATCGAGAATTTTCTTCTGCAATTGTTTTTTATCGATCATGTAAATCTTGGGGGAAGTTTTCGCTTTTCTATAAGACATTTTGTGTCCTCCTATTTAATTCAATGTACTTATATCAGAACCATGATATATTCCCGGTGTGAATTTAATTATCGAAAATCCAACAAAATGTTTGATCCAAGACGCTTCTATAGACGACATGAATGCGCTGAAGATCGCGCTTACCTATGAGAACACAGGCATTAAGCATCAATTAAAGCGATGGGCCTCTAATAGATACGAACAGCGCGAAGATCCCGTGGGATGGCAAATAGAACTTGATCGACTAAAGGGTAGTATTATCAATACTTTAGTGTTCAAGGATGAAGAAGGTCGAGACTATATTAGGCCCGGCTCTATTACTCATCTGCCAATTTACAATTCACAAATTGTAAATCGCGTGAAATATCCAATAGCTAAGGCGGTCGCCTGGGCTCATATGCTCCCATTTGAGTTATACGACTACCAAATCGAGAGTTTCCGAAAGCTTGCCACAGTGCGCCATGGCCATGTAGAACTTTGTACGGGGTCCGGAAAGAGCGCAATCATCCTAAAGTATTGTAGAGAGACAGGTTATCGCACTGCCATTCTAGCACCTTCAACTAGCATTTTTGACGAACTTTTTGACAAATTTGAGTATCACTTAGGCCGGGTCCACACCGGGCGGTACGGCGATGGGAAGAAAAAAATAGATAAAAGATTCACGGTATGTTTAGGCGATAGCCTGGTAAACATCCAGCCCGGTTCTGAAGAGTGGGAATTTTTTTCAAATCTGGACGCTATTGTGGTCGATGAGAGCCATACCTGGGCCGCTGAGACCCTAGAAAAACTCTGCCACGGGCTGTTCGCGAAGGTCCCCAACAGAATATTTATGAGCGGTACACAGACACGCGGAGATGGCACCGTAAAGCTTCTCCACAGCATCATAGGGCCTTGCCAGTACACACTTACGACCAAAGAGGCCATTGCTAAGGGGTACATCCATGACCATGACTTTAGGATCGTAGAATTAGAGTCGAGCAATCCAAATTACAAGAATGCCGATATCTTAAAGATGAAAAGGGCTCACTTCCTAAACAATCGTAACATCGCGGCCTTTATCGCGAAATTCGCAAATGCCACGGCGGCGCAAGGCCTCCAGACGCTTGTTTTGGTTCAGGAACTTAGCCAAATATCCATGTTAATCCCGCTACTTAGACCGGAAACCACATATGCTTATGCCCATAGCCAGAGAAGTAAATTGGCGTTGGAAGATACTGGCCTTGTTCCCGTGGATCGCAATGATGCCGTCGAAAGATTCAACAAAAATGAAGTCAAACTTTTGATCGGGACCTCTTGTATTGGCACGGGAACTAACATTTTCCCGATGCGTAATACGTTTAATTGGGTCGGGGGATCGTCTGAGATCGTTGCCAAGCAGGGAGCCGTAGGCCGGACGGTACGACTTTGGAAGCATAACCCCTGGAAAGACAAATGTTTACAGCACGAAAAAAAGACGATATGGGATTTTGATCTCTCTGATATAAATACCTTTGACCACCAATTGGACAAAAGAATTGGATTCTACAGCGAATCTGGAACAGAAGTCAAGAGGATATATCTGTATGGCAAATCCCAAAAGAAACGCGAAGGAGAGATTTGACGACAGCTTTTATAAGTTAGCCGGCGAAGTCACCCGCGCCCTTGAAAAGAATAAAGACGGTACCATCCAGGAACAACAGGTAGAAGAACTCTTAGATGCCGAGATTAAATTCAAAGAAGCCATCCTAAGATATCGACAAGCTTCAGAAATATACAAAAAATTCCTTCAAAAAGTCTGCATCGTTAACCGAAATATTTTGTCTGCACGGCCCTATTTTCGCGAAACTGCGCCCACGTTCTCCAAAAAAATCACTCCGGCCATTAAAGCAAATAATATAGAAGAACTCAAGACTTTCAACATAAATTATCAATTTATTAAGTTCATCCGGGAAGCCTGGCTTGGGCCGTTCCCTAAAAGAGGTCAGGAATTATTTGACCGCGTATTCATCGCCCGGACCAAACTGATCGAGAATAATATGCCCCTTGCTATCAACCGGGCGAAGCTCTTCTATAGAAAAACGCCAAAGAGCCATCTGACTTTGATGGACTTCATTGGGATCTGTGCGATGGGTCTGGCCGCCGGAATTGATAAGTGGTGCGGTAAGTACTCCCCGGTCTTCAGGTCCGTGTGTATTGGCCGTATGGTTGGCAATATGATTGACAGTTACAGCGAGACTATGTTACATTTCTACCCATCAGATAAAAGGGTTCTTTACAAAGCCCACACTATCCGAGGCCGTAAGGGCATAGATAAGATTGACAATTTGACCAAAGCGGTCAATAATGCTTTTAAACAAGATCAACTTGATGGCAAGACCATCCCAAAGAATGAAGTGAACGTGAGTGAACTAAGTGCCCTAATGAATGCTGCATCGACGGTCAGCGCAGATGCTACGGTGAATGACGAAGGTTACGGAGTCTACGCCTATACGGAAGATTCAACTCAAGACATAGAGGGTTCCTACATCAAAAAAGAAGCGACTGAAAGAATGTTACATTGCGCCAAGGATCTTCCATTGATCCACAAGAAAGTCCTGCGCTTGAAAGGTATCAAAATATGAT